GCAATTAAATATCCATCGCAAAAATCAAGCATTTCAATTGTCATTTCATCTTCCGAAAGAAAATGGCCAAATAAAGCACAATAAATGCAACAAGCTTTATAGTGAATTTTATTAAATCGCTTAAAAGCCTTTTTCATTATTCTTTCCCTCCCAATTGAATAACAAACCCGCTTGTGTCTTGTTTGCCGCTTCCCTTTGACCGGAGGCCGACTATCGTCCCTTTACCACTTTTAAAAATAGGATCAAGAAAACGGGCGTCTGTTTCGTCGCCATCGATGACAATCCGGCCACTAATTGAACCGGGGACGAGATAAAGGATAGCAGTTTTAACGCCAAGCTTTTCTCCCTTGATTGTTTTTGTATTTGAATATGATAGAAGTTTCATTTTATTTTATTGGATTAGCCTTGATGATTTTTAATCGGAAGTTGTCCCCATAGAATGTTCCCCAAACATCACGCGATCCAACAAAATCACGGGCATTGCCGCAATCCTTAATTGCTTCAATCGATTGGATAAAATCGCAATATTGCATCGGACATTCGGTCCAAATAGGGGTGATTTCATTGTAGTTAATTGATCTATTGATCATCCGGATTAAGTAAGTTTCGTCGTTCATGGTGTTTTATTGGCTATCTAATTGCATTCTGATTTCATCAATCAATTCCCAGTCGTTTTCCGTTCCATCTTCATTCTCCAAAGCATAGGTGATATAGGATGAATTCCCGTACCTTTTCTTGATTGCCTTAAGATGATTGCGTTGGGCCTTGATTGCATTTTTTAGGGTGAAATGCTTAGATATTAGCGTGTGGTTGAATGTATCGATTAGCTTGATCATTGGATTTGGTTGGTTGTTTTGTTTGTTATTGTTTGGGGAGAAGGTAAAGGGAAGCTGCAGAAACTTTCACTAGTGCCCATTTAAGGCAATTGGAGAGGGTGAGGGTGAGGGTGAGGGTGAGGGTGAGGGTGAGGGTGAAGAGAGTTAAGAGGGTGAGGGTGAAGAGTTTAATTTTCATGGAATCAGTAAATGAGGGTAAGAATGAGTAGGGCAACGCCCCCGGCCAAGGCGATAAGGGGAAGAGATAAGGTCGCTGGAGCTGGAATTGTGGAAAAATCGCTAAGATGTTTACCAAGTTTTTTCTCTACGATCACTCCCCGATTAGAAGAGTCAAAGTATTGGCAGGAAAGCCCGCCCCACGTTTCAAGCCACTGGCCACGGGGGAGGATGAGACGTTTAGAAGTGATCGCCTGGACGACCGGACGGGTGAGAAGGATAGTTTTTTGGAATTTCATTGGATTTGGTTTGGTTTGGTTTGTTTGACGTCCATAAATCTAGAGAGTTTTCAAATGATTGCAAGCGTTTTTTCAAGAAAAGTGAAGATTTTTTAAAGCTTCTAAGTTGTTAAAATTGAACAACTTAGAAGAACAAAGAGGAGAGGGCGGAAAAAAAGTTGCAAGTTTTTTTAAAAAAACTTGGGAAAACTTGAGAGGAAAAGCGAGTGAAAAAGCGGGGTGAAAAAGTGAAGCTTCTAAGTTGTTGAAAGATAGGGGTTTACGCGGATAAATCGATGGGAGAGAGAAGAAGGGCGAAGCTTGCAAGTGATTGATTGCAAGCGTTTTATGGGAGAAGAGAAGGGGACGCTGCAAAGATTGATGAGAGAAGAGAAGGGAGGCCGGAAGTTGAGCCTATATATAGCCTCGCCCCGGTCTACCCCTCGCCCCGGTCTACCCCTCGCCCCGGTCTACCCCTCGCCCATTCAATTTTATTTCACGATCAATTTTTATGCGTATGGATATGATTATGCATATGCATTTAAGTTTTCATTTAAATATAATGCGAATTTATTTGAATCGATATTCAATGCCTATTCTATTCCATGCATATTCCATGCATATTCTAAGTCTATTCTAAGTCTATTCTAAGTCTATTCACTTTGTATTCAAAATCTATTCCAATTCTATTTCGATTCTATTCATTGAATACGGTCTAAAATAGAAATCTATTCCAGCCAAAATACGAAATAGGTTCAGCGTTGGGCTACCTCTAGACTTATGTTGCACAATTTGTTAAATTCTATCGCATGAAATCTAGAACCAAGCTTACTACCGACACCACTGTCCGCGCCCAGTCTATGCGATCTGCCGTTGCTATGTGGGGCGTCACTGCGGCTGACATCAAGCGAGCAAAGAACGGTGGATGCAGCGCTTTTCGCAATGGTCGAATCCATCGGGATGAATTGCTTCCGTGGCTCAAAAATAACCCGGTTGATCCCACAGCAGCGCTTGATGAGATGGGGTGGAAAGAGCGCCGCCTTAAAGCTCAAGTGGACAAGCTTGAGATGGAGGTTGATCGGGAAAAAGGCAAACTTGTTGAACGTCAAGTAGTTACCGAGGAGTGGGGTAAGCATCTGGCCTTTATCTTTGAAACTTTGGACAAGTCAATGGATCGCCATGCCTACAACGCCATCGTCAAAGAAGTGAGGACTTACCTAGGCAAATACGCCCTCGGGTAAAATAGTTTGAGAAAGTTGTTGCGTCTCATCAGATCATCGCGCATCTTGATGCTTCGTCGTAGATCTAGACAGGTTTTCCTAGGTTACTGTAGCCTCCGTACAGCATCGCTAGCTAAGACCATCGAAACTACCTTGGCGGCTCTTTGAGCAGGCAACGACTGATTGGGGAGAACAAACCCCTTGAGGCGCATCGCTACAGGCGGCGTCCGATCTGAGTAGGGGTGAGGCCATTTATGAATACGACAAAACCATGAATCTCCGCCCTACTGATTCCGCAAAAACGTCGCGTGGCTGAAAAGGGCTGGTCACGGAGGTGGGTATCGAGCAGTAAGAGTTTAGGACGGGATGGCAACACAAAAACATCCCTAGAGTTCTCTGGAATCAATCGCTACAGAGCGATGCTCGCAGAGGAAATTCTGGTTCTTGCACCGAGAATTTCCGACTTGGAAAACGACCTAATTCGATAGCGACGGTAGTAGTCTAAGATACCCATTCCTGCCACTTCACCACATGGTGGGAGGGCAGGGTGGGTCTCCTTGCTTCACTCCTATTCTCCTGCTCTGGTAGTAGGCTACCAGAGCAGGACTTGCTAATGTGCTTAGTATGAGAGATTAACCTCTGTAACTCTAGGGCGTTAAGCATGAGCAACACCGTATTCAGACTGGCAATTTTAGGAGGCCCATTGCTAGGCAGAGTCTGTGATACTCACTTCCAACAACAGGCGTCTCCTTGCTTGAGTTATGAGTGGCGTTGCTCCAGTGAATCGTTGCATACGACACTGGACTGGGGCGATTGTATGGAGATTCTGGAATGCCACCGCAGTCAAAGTAATCTTGAAAAATGCATACCTTGACTTTGTCTTGGATAGCTTTTCCAATAATTACATTCATTGCATCATTCCAGTGTTTTCCTTTCATTCCATCGGCAAGCATTGCTTCTAATAAATTTGCCATGTTGCCTGCGTACACCGACCCCTTTGGCATCGACATAACCACCGGAGAGAAGTAATCTTGCAGCGGCGCAAATGTGTAATTTATTGCAGGAATCTTCTTCGTCACCGCCACATCCATCTGAACCCAAATGCCACCATGTTCATGGAGTGTTTTAAACGCAAAATAATCAGACCAATGAGCAAAACTGCCAATACCGCCGCGAGGGATGGTCTCCAATGGGATTCCAGCAAATCGTACAGGTTGAAGGTAGTGACTTGGCACTTGTCTAACTTCCACGTTGTCTGGCACTCCTTTAAGATCGCCAATCGTCCAAAGTATTGGAGAATGCCCAACCGCAAGCAAAAGTTTTAGCGTTAGTTTTTCCATTAATCCAAGTTTTGGGCCAATCCATACCGAGTGAGTTTGCAGCGAGTTTTGAGTCATATTCATAAGGCACTTAACTTTAAAAAATATTGCAAGTCGATAAACTTTGCTTAGAATGCGAGCATGACAGAAATTTTTAGCAATGGAGGAGGAACTCAATCGGCGGCAATTTCAGCATTGATTGTGCAAGGGAGATTACCAAAACCCGATCTAGTGGTAATCTGCGACACTGGCAGAGAGAAATCTTCGACATGGGATTATCTCGACGCGGTGATTCGTCCAGCACTTAGAGGGGTGGGATTAGAGGTGATTCGTATCAAACACGCGGAATGGAGCAACCCTTCGCCGAGTGGCGAGCATTACTCTCATAACGGCAACACTCTCCTCATTCCAGCATTCACAAACCAAAGCGGAGAGGTGGGCAAATTAAGTGGATTTTGTTCAGGCAAGTGGAAGGTAATGCCAAAAACTCGATACCTGCGGGAGGTGTTAAAAATTCCAACCAACCAGCAGAAAAATTGGATTGGATTTTCCACGGATGAGGCGAGGCGAGCGATTCGGATGATTGCAGGGGAAGACTTTCAAGCAGGGTTAATTCGACTTCCACTCCTCCCGATGTGCCAATGAATCGCCGAGAGGCAATCGCGTTAGTCGAATCAATGGGCTGGCCAACTCCTCCTCGTTCATCGTGCTATATGTGTCCAAACCACAACGATTCAGAGTGGCGAGATTTGAAAAAAAATTACCCACTGGAATTTGCAATGGCGTGTGACCTCGAAAGGGAGATTCAGCAAAAAGATGAGTTTTGCTTTTTTCACAAATCTTGCAAACCACTCAATGAAGTGGATTTCACTTTGCCAGAAGACCTATTCGACCGAGCGTGTTCAAGCGGAGGATGTTTTACATGACAGAACAGCAGATTTGGTTGGCGACATTGGCAAAAGGGATGATTCCCGAGAAGTTCGGCGGATCGATGGTTGAATACTTTGATGGCAAGCTTCGACTGCCTCATTCGACGCGCTACCCAATGTACATCGCCGAGGAGTCGCCGTGGCTGATTGAGCCGATGAGAGCCATTGGCGAACCGGGAATCAAGCGTGTGGACGTCCGTGGGCCTGCTGGCGCGGCAAAGTCATTGATTGGCGAGATGCACATCGCGTGGACGATTGACAATGAGCCTGGACTCTACTACTACGTCCACCAGTCTGATCCCGATGGCACAGATGCAATGGAGGATCGAATCTTGCCAATGCTTCAAGCCAATGACTTTTTGGCAAGGAAGCTTCCCAATGATCGTCACAAGCAACGGATTGCCAAGATCGTGTTTCCGCACATGAGTCTGTACTGCGTTGGAGCAAATATGTCATCGGCGCAAAGCAAGCGCGTCAAATATTTGACGATGGAAGAACCGCATATGTACAAGCCGGGAATGATGACCGCTTTTGAGAAGCGATGCGAAGGGGTACGGAATGCAAAAATTTTAACCCTTTCCACCGGGAGTGTCCTCGGCGACGAGTCAGACGCTGCCTACCAGTCTGGCACTTGTGAGGAGTGGCAAGTACCGTGTCCGCACTGCCGTCAGTTTCAACGCATGATTGACAGCAGAGATCGACTGATCTTTGAGCGGTCGCCAGAGACCATCACCGAGAATGGTGAGTACATCTGGAATCGGATTCTGCCAACCGTCAGGTACAACTGCGAGCATTGCGGATTGGACTGGCCGAGTGACGAATCAAGTCGCCGCTCTCAAGCTCAACTTGGCAGATATGAGGTGACCAATCCCAACGCTCCGGCAAACCATCGCTCATTTCATTGGGAGGCCGTAGCTGTGCATTATTTCAACCTTGGTCAAATACTCATGGAGAAGCTGAAAGCGTCAACAGCAGCCAAAGCGGGGCAAATTGAGCCACTCAGAGATTATATGCAGAAGCGACGAGCGTTGGCATGGGATGAATCTCCCGCTGACAGTGAGGCAAATATTGAGTTTGACCGAATCAAGGGTGCGTATTTGAAGCGAGAACCATTCGATGGCGAGATCGGGCGTTTTCTGTGCATTGACAACCAAGCAGGACGAGCCAGCAAAGGTGAGGGCGCTCATCGATGGTACGTCTGCCGAGCATTCGGGCAGTCCGAATCCCGCATCATTGACGAGGGTCGAATCGTCACTTGGGAGGAGTTGGAGGAACTGCGGATCGAACTTGGCGTTGAACCTGGGCGAACACTTGTGGACATTGCATTTGACACTCAAGCCGTGCAAGAGGTGTGCGTTCGGTACGGATGGCAGGGTCTGTGGGGCGATTCGACCAATCGCCGCGAGTTTCCGCATCACGAAAATTTTAATGGCCAGCGGATCGTTCGCAAATATCCATTCTCCTCGGTCAACGTAGGTCATGTAGGCATTGGCAAAGGAGGCAAGGTGCGTCAATCCAGATATTTTTTCTGGGCGCAACAACCAATCAAGAATATGTATCACCGGATGCGTGGCGGCATGAGTACCTACAAATTTACCGCTCCGCAAAATGTCTCGGTCGAGTATCAGAAACAGACCAGCGTCGAGTTTAAGCGGCAGGAGGTGGACAAATCTGGACAGAAAAAGTGGTCTTGGACAGTGTCAAAAGGTAAAGCAAACCATTTGCTTGATTGCGACCAGATGTGTCTGGTAAGCGCCCTGCTTGACGCAAGACTGCGCTCAGTATTGTTCACCACAGGAGATTCGGCAATGGAGGAGGTGGAAGCTAATGTTGCAGAGTTATAAAATTCATGGTAGCCATATTCTATATGGCAGTCAGACAATTGTTGGTTGGATGCACAGTCACAGAACTAAATGAAATTCGTGCTGCGGCATTATCTTGTATCGTTGCTAATGCGGTTCGCGGAATTAGCTATTCCATCGCGGGAAGACAGTTTACCTTCCCGAGTTTGGAGTCTGCGGCGGGAATGCTCCAAGAATGCAACTTTGCACTTGGATTGTTGAATGGAACAAGGTCTATGAATGTTCGTGCAAACTTTAATCCATCCATTGGCAAAGGAACATCCTAGCATGAAACCATCACTACTTGACCGAGCAATCGGAATCATCTCGCCAATGGCGGGAGTTCGGCGTCTTGCCGCTAAACGATTGCTCCATGAGTTCAAGTACGATGGGGCAACATTCACCAATCGCAGGTCAAACGGCCCAGCACAGATTGCTCCAAACTCATTTCAAGTTCAGCGTGATCGATTGCAATTGCTCCGCGAGGCAACAGACCTAGAAAACAACTTTGCCCCAGCAAAGGTTCTCAACCGCAAGTACGCTATGTACGTTGCGCCTGTTGGGTATCATGCCCAGACTGGCGATTCTCTATTGGACGCAGATATTGAGCGTTGGCTAAACAATGAGTGGTTCCCTCATTGTGACTCGGCAAACCGAGGAGTTGATTTCTTTCGCCTGCTTGAGTTTGGCGTCCTCGGAATGAACCGAGGTGGCGATTATGGATGGGCGTTTGTTCGTCCCGGCAGTGACCCATCAATGAGCTACGAGGAACTCATTCGCTTGCCATTTCGCATTCAAGCGGTTGAACCTGATCGCCTTGGTGGAGTCTATCAAAATGTGGTGTCCGAGGACTATGTCAGCGGAGTCTGTATTGGCGAAAATGGTGAACCTGTGGCATTCCGGGTGTTCCGCCGAGGCATGGCGGCAGGTCAGTATACCGATCCAATTGACGTTCCCGCTTCTCAGTTCGTCCACTACACCGACCCAATGCAGGTTGACGCTTACCGAGGAGTCAGCAAGCTGGATGCCGCCGTGGCAAACCTGCGCGATCTTTACGAGTTGATTGAGTTTACCAAAGGAAAATCAAAGCTCGCTAGCGCATTGACCATCTTTACAAATTCTATTGGCGCATCCGCTGGATCAGGATCAATGGATGGATACGCTTCCACGCATTTTGACAACCAGCAGACTGGTCTGCAGCAGGACATTCAATACGGCCAAATCAACCATCTACCTGCTGGTCAAGACATCAAGTTTCCAGACTCTGCATCTCCTGGAGCAGAGACGCAGTACCTCATGCAACTCCTCCTCAAGATGACTTGCATGAGCTACAACCTGCCCTACTCGTTTGGGTTAGATGCAACCAACCTCGGTGGTGTCTCAAGTCGCCTTGAGAGTGAGCAGGCCAAAGCTGAATTCACTCGCGGTCAGCGTGTCCTTTCTCCATTGGCGCATCGCATGAAGGATGCCGCCCTGATTGATGCTGTGGCAAAGGGCATCTTCCCAACATCCGTTTTGGATCGGATGTGCTTTGGCAGATGGTCTTATCGTCCGCATCCTCAACCTGACATCGGCAAGGAAGCAAATGCCAATATGAACCTGTACCAAAACGGATTGCTCAATCCCATGAGCTACTGGACTGAGGACGCTAAAGACCCAGAGAAGGTTGCTGATGACATGGTTCGTTGGGCAAAAATCAAACGCGATAAAGCTGCCGCCGCCGGGTTTGCTGTTGAAGACATTTTTGGTGCTGGAATGGCTCGACCTACCAACATTTCTCAGTCCGAGTCTTTATCAACTTCCATTGTCCCAGACCCATCGCAAGTCCCTGCACAATGAAGCCTCCAGACTACATTGCAAGCGCGGCACGAAAGGGGCTTGACTTCCTTAAGCAGGGATTCGGTGGAGATGGATTGACAGATGGTACAAAATCCGCCGCCAGAAGCATGGCAGGTGGATCAATCTCTGACGAAAAGATCATCCTTGCAAATGCTTGGGGCGCAAGACATTCGGTTGATCTTCAAGCTAGCAAGAACAACGATGCGTCAAACAAAGACTACCCAGGAGCAGGAGCAGTCGCTCACTTTCTGTGGGGAATCAATCCGCTAAATCCAGAACCCGCAAGAGACTGGTTTAAGCGACAAGCCGAAAAAATTAAGGAAGCAAAAAAACTAAGCAGCAACAAATTGGAGGGAATTTCAAAACCGATGTTTTTAGAACAAATTGACACCGAGGCACTCGTCGATGAGAACGACAGCACCATTCACAGCGTCTCACTAATCTCACTTGGGGAAGCTAAGGGACATCGATCCGATAAGACTGGCGCAAAAGTGTTCGTTGATAAAACCACCTTGGAACAAGTCTATCAGTGCTGTAAATCCTGCGGGACGATCAAGGTCAAGGTTGATCACGGCAGTGGAGTTTTCTCCACCATTGGCTATGTAGACCAGTTTACGCTGGAAGATTCGCGAGTCATCGGCGATCTGCACATCTATGACAGCGAAGAGGAGTCGCCAAAGATATTTGAGATTGCCAGAAAAAATCCATCGCACATGGGATTATCCCTTGAATTCCTTGGAATAGATGAGGAAATGAATGGAAGATGCATGGCAAGATGTGATGAAGTTATTACTGCTGCATTGGTAAGTGATCCTGCGGCAAACAGTTCGCTATTTTTCTCATCCAAAGAGGGTGTTGACATACACAAACAATCTGCTAAAACAATAACAACTAATAAGAATATGAAGTTTGAAACATCTACTGATCCTGAAGTGAAGCCCGAAGCTAAAATGGCAGAGGGTGATCTCGCTGCTATGTTTGCCGCTCACATGGCTGAATATGCTGAGTTTAAAAAGTGCATGGCAAAAGATTATCCCATCAACGACACTGCCAACGGGTCTGCTCCTGTTGTGGAAGACCCAACCATTGATCCTGTTGTCAAAGGTAAAGCCGTGATGGAAGACCCGGCACTAGTCATTGACAAGGACACTGCTGCTGAAGCGGCTAAGGAAACGGAGCTTAAAAAAGCCGCTCAACTCGGTGCGGAACTTGCGATCAAAGCGTTCGCTTCAAAAATGGGAATTCACCTTCCTTTCGCTGGCGCATCGACTATGCCAACGAAAAAGAATTTTGCTGAAATTGTTGAGTCCGAGACTAAGCGTTTCGACGGAGACAAGACCAAAGCAATGATTCACTGCATCAAGACCTATTCTGCGGAATACGCGGAATCCCGCAATGTCCGATAACAATCAACAAATTAAATAACTCAAATTTATGGCTTCACAAAACGACAACGGATTCCGATCCTTCATTGCCAGTCCAGCAATCTCCGCATTCCTTGTGGTAGATGTGCTTGCTGATGGCTCAATTAGTCCTGCCGCTGGCGGGGTAACTCAGGGCATCGGCGTCCTGCAACAAGACTGCGCTGCTGGTGGATATGGTCAAGTCAAACTCTTCACCGCTCCCGGCACGTTTATGGCTCAAACTACTGTGCTTGTTACCGCAGGCAATCTTTACGCTATCGCCACGGGCGGATACGCAACCACGGTCACTGCAAGCACTTATCCTTTTGCGCTTCAAGCGCTCGCGTCTGGTGCGATCAGTTCCACAATTGAATTCGCTGGCAAACTCTAACAATCAACGCAACACTTTACTATTTAACTACTTATGCCCTACACAAATGCACAAGCAACGCCTCGTTCCGACATTTACGCGCTCGTCCAACAGGCCAACGCAGATTTCGGCAAGCTTTTTATTGGAGACCTCGTCCTTCCAGTAAAACCTGAAGATGTTCGCCGAGGAATTTACCTCAAGGCAAACCTCGCCAACGCTGAACTCCTCAACGCCGACGCGCAAGCTCGCGAAGGTGGCGCAGGCTACAATCGCGTCAATCGCCGCTTTGACACCGACACGTTCGACTGTCAAGAGTACGGACTTGAGTCTGTAGTTGATGACAGTTACGAAGCTGAAGTTGAGCGCTTTATGAATCTCGAGGCTACTGAGGCGATGCTCCTTGAGCGTTCGCTTCGCATTAGCTACGAAGCTCGCGTTGCAGCCGCAATTATCAACACCACCACGTTCGACTCTACCGATGCGGTTGTAAACTACACGCAGGCGTTAACTGATACTACTGATCCCGCAAACGATATCGATGCGGCTAAGACTTTGTTGCTCAAGCGTGGTATCATTGCCAATGCAGTGATCATGTCGCAGAACGTCTTCAATCGCGTTCGCCGGGCTAAGTTGATGCAGAACCAAATCTACGGCGTTGTCCCTCGGACGGCAAATCAACGCGCCTTGCCAAATGAGCAGGACGTTGCGCAAGCACTCGGAGTGGAAACTCTCTACATTGGCAAAGCGCCTAAAAACACCGCTGGCAAGGGACTTGCGTTCTCCGGCGATTTCATCTGGGGAAGCACTCACATCTGGGTTGGTCAAGTTTCTGGTGGCGAGTACACCGCTGGCGGAGTTGGGCGGACGATTCAATGGAGCAAAGATACCACTGGTCTCTTCACTCCCGAGACCTACCGCTCTGATGAGCGCCGATCCAACATCATGCGTGTTCGGCAGACTGTATCTGAAAAAATCATTGACTCTTCTGCTGGCACGTTGATCAAGACGTACTGGTCAGCGTAAAAACTTAGAGGGGTTGGTTCATCGGGAGTCAAGCAGAAATGCTTGACTCCCTTTGTTTTTTAGGCATTCTATCCGTATTGACTTATGAATAAAAAAGATCGTCCATTAATCGCGTTATCCGTAATCGTTGGAAATGAAGCAGATGTGCTCGAGCGATTCATTCGATCATTTGCTCCAGCGGTGGATACCGCGGTATTCACATTTGCTCGTGGCAATCTTCCAAGGGACGGAGGACAGGAAATTATTGAGCGAGTATGCGCCGAGGTTGGATTGCCATTCAAAATCCTGTGGTACACCAATGAGGTGGATTTTGATCATGTGGACAACTTTGGCAAGGCTAGGCAACTCGGATGGTCTGCCGCCGAAAAGACAAAAGCAAAGTATTTGATGTGGGCAGACTGCGACGACATCCTTGATGAGGGAGCTATTGAGCCTCTGCGCTCATCCGCGACCGATGGCAAGTACGATATGTTCATCTGCCCGTACAACGTGCGCGGCGGCGTTGTAGTGCAACAGCAAGTGCTTCGTGAGCGAGTAGTGCGGAACAACAAGAAAAGCTACTGGCGCTACGCCATCCACGAGCAATTGGGATTCAAGAAGCAGGCGACATATACAATCCTCCGAGATGTCATTTTCTGGCATCGACCATTAGCAACTAAAAGCGGTGGGCGCGACCGAAACGCAAACATTCTTTCAAGAGAGGTGCAAAATGCATCGCGAAATTATTTCTACCTGCATCAAGAGGCGTTTGAAGGAAGGCAAGTTGCTAAGGCAAAGACATTTGGTCAAGCGGCGCTGAATTGCCCAGGGTTAGGCGTCCTAGAGCAATACGAGATCCTGCTCAATCTCGCTCAGTGCGAGGATGGACAAATCTCAAAGAAGTATGCCGCTGAAGCATTTGCGGTCATGCCGGATCGCCGGGAGGCATTGGCACTGCTTTGTTCATACGCTATCGTGGACAAAAATTACCCAAAGGCAATGCAGCTTGCTACGGTGATGATTGGCATTCCAAAACCTGCACAAAGCTACTGGTGTCTAAATCATTTGTGGTACGCATGGAGAGGCACAGAACTCTTTGCTCAATGTCTCCGGCTGACTGACGGTGAAATCGATGTATTTGAGAAGACCTACTTTGGAGAAGGAGGGCCAACCTTTTCAATCATCTACGCATCAGAATCCGCCTACATGATCGGATTGCAAGCTAGGGAGGCATGGCTAACAAACGCCGAGTACGCAAACAAGGTAGAGTGGATTTTTACGCTCAAGGACAGCGACAACGAGGCTTTGGAGATGTACAAGGGATTCCGCCATCAGATCTGCCAAAAAGACTCTACAATCGCCGAATTGCTCGTTGGCGGAGCAAGACTTGCCAGAGGGAAGATTATCATTCCAGCATCTGACAACATTGTGCCAAAAGATTTGTGGGACACATGGATTTATAAAAACGTCACAATACCAGAAACTCAAGATTTCCTTCCAAATATTGTGGAAAAAAACAAGCTTCCCAATGTTTACAGTGTGATTGACAAGAGTCAGAATTTGAGTAACATTCCAACGTGAGTCTAAGCAGTTATCTAGCACAAGATTTGGCAGGGGTTTTCAAATACGATCTCCCTCGGACGGCGATTGTCATTAGCAATGGAATCAGCACTACCTACACTGTATTGCTGAACGACATGAGTGAGGATGAGATTGATGACTTTGGTGGCCCGATGATCAACATGGGACAGATCATTCATTTTCTAGCGTCAGACCTTCCTGGGCTTGAGCCGGGAGACACGCTTTACATTCAAGATTTAGACGAGCAAGGGAAGATCGGGGATAAGATTAATCGCAAGAAAATTGTCATCAGCACAACGATTTCCGCTGACGGCAACGAGTTAATCGTGAGGGTAAGGGGCGCTTAACATGATCACGAACAACGTCATTTCGCTGGCAGAGCAAGCTATTTCAAGCCTGCTCATCACCAATTTAAAGTCTACGGTTGCCAAGGATCAAGTCTACATCAGCGACAACGACGAGATTAAGCAACCGATGCCATATGTCATTGTTCACGCCGAGTCTGCCGAGGAGCAGGTGACGCCTGGGTGTGGGCTTTACCTTGTGCAAATAAAGGTGATGTTTCGCAGTCATGTGAAGGAGACATCAACCGATCAACGGACGGATGTGGTCAACGCACTAAACAACATGGCGTACACATCTCCGGCGTCTGCATTGTCGGCAACTACAGGATTCCATTGCCACGGATTTGTCCCAGCATCGGGATCAATGATAGTT